GCCTTTCGCAATGTATTTCTAACCCCCTTACGAACTTTATTACGAAGCTCCTTACGTGAAAAACAAGTTTTCTTTTTTTTCGATGAACGAGGCATTTCTACTCTTCCTCATTATTTTACATAAACCACTCGTTTATTTTGTAGCTTGGCATATTCTTCTAAGGTCTGGCGTTTAGAAACACCTTTTCGCGATTTAACGGATCGAGCCGATAAATACGCCGCAATCACTCGATCATTGTCTTGGATCTCCAGGAGTCTCGGAGGTTCTTCTTCCCTTTGATTCTGAAGCGGGGTTCTCGTCGTTATCTTGAACTCACTCAAATACGACGGCGGAAGCAATTGTTCCACATAAGCTGGTTCCGTAAAGAGAACCGATGGCTTGGCAGGACATGTCTGCAAACGGTGTCCATACGTTGCACAATTGGAACAATAGAGGCTCGTACGGAGCGGACAGCGTTCCTCTGTATGCGGAATCCCAAAATTCTTGAGAACGTCTTTGCAAATGCTACACATGATTGGTTCTTTTTTATGATGGTTAAAACTTCAATTTTATTTCAGCAGAGATAGTAAAATGTCGGCCAAACACATTTCTTTCTTTCTGCAATTACGCGATCAACTCAAACTGTATCACTGGCAAACCCGTGTCTACGCTCGCCATGTCGCCACCGATCAGATGCTGGAAAAACTAGAGAAAGGAATGGATTCCTTTGTCGAGATTTTTATCGGGAAATATGGCCGTCCTCGTCTAACTGGTGCGAACGCGGATCTCCATCTCCAAAACCTAACTGAAGCAGGTGCCGTCCGTGTTGTCAAAGCCGCCATCAAATACATGCAGGGTCCTCTCACACAGTCATTAACTGCACATGATACGGATCTTATTAATTTACGCGATGAAATCCTCGGAGCACTCGATCAACTCTTATATCTATATGGACTTCATTAAAGAGGAAATGGAATCACCCATCCCAGTGTTGCACCGTTCTGATTAGTTGCTCTCGCCATTGCATCAAATGGGTACATTTTATTTACCAAGGCAACCGATGATTTATAATCGTTATATTCTTTGTAGGTTTGAAAACGGAAATACGTTGGATTTACAACACTTAATCGAGGAATTTGAGACTGTTGACCTCTCAATGTACTTAATGTGGATGGTTGTGTAGTACCAGAAATAGTAGATGCCAGAACGGTTGAACCATATATGGTGGATGTATTATTTGCATAGTCCATATAAGCATTTGAATTATAGGAATACACCTTACGAAACAAGTTTAACTGTTGTGTATATTGTTGAGCTTGGAACTGGGATAAATTTGTTATCAGTGGCGATAATGGAACCTTCTCTAAATTGTATCCTGATGTTGACAATGTAGACGTCGTGGCATACAAATTGGGAAAATGTCCTGGATAATTGATAAAGTAATGTTTATATGTCGGATTGTTATTTAACCAATTGGAGAGTCCTTGCATATTATAAAAACAAGGCGGAGGAATCGAATTCGTACTCGGAAACGTTGACGGATATAGAATTGACATATTGGACATCTCTGTTATAGTATAAAGATATCCTTACGTTATCTGATCAAATGGATTATCTTCCAGGTAATACCCTACTACCCTCTGAAGAACATGAGACGACTTCCTTGACGCCCCTATCACTTCCTCTCGATCGTCCCGCCATCATTCTCGCCTCCAATGAAGTCAACGATCAAAATTTGTTTATTAATGGTCTCACCCAAAACATTGTCGTATTGTATCATTTATTCGAAAGTCTCGGGTACGATTCCTATCTTCTCCAGCACTCGACGACCTATTCGGATAAGAAAGACTTTTTGAAGCGATATCGTTCCATTACAACACAGGATATGGTTCAACGGCGGATAAGCATTCGGGCGTTCATTGAAATCGGCATGAGTCTCGACTCTGCAACCCGTGGATACCTTCGTACCGTTGGTGCCAAGATTGTCAAGTTGTATCTCGGAAACATTCTGAACATCGATGTGGAGACCATCCAGAATTATAGCAATATGTTTTTCAATCATCATATCGTCGGCGAAATCGACGAGATCTGGACGAGCCCACATTACATGCAACACGTCGATTATGCTGCACTTCTGAATCGTACACCCATCGACAAGGGACGCGTTGTACCGTATGTATGGGATTCTTGCTTTCTGACTCAATACGGAAACCGTGAACAATTCGAATGGATTCCTCCTGCCGATTGGAAAACCATGGACATCATTATCATGGATCCCAATATCTCCTTTCAGAAATGCACGTTTTATTCGATCTTATTGGTCGAAGCCTATTCGAAATTGCATCCTGAATGGCGTGGAAACGTTCATGTCATCAACGGCGATCGCTTGAAACTCTCTTCCAATTCTCATAATAATCTCCTACCCGCATTGTCTATGTATCGTGCCAATCGTATTAAGTTATACGAGCGTAAAAAAATCCATCAGATTCTGGAACAACACCGTTCCGCGTGTTTTCTAACCCATCAATGGAACAACGATTATAATTACATGACCCTTGAACTCCTTTACTGTAATTATCCCATTCTTCATAACTCCGAAGGATGGGCTCCTTATGGATACTCCTATTCCATCAACGCCTGGGAGAAAGCGATCGAGACACTCCATGGTGCACTAACCAATCACGAGCGAAACCTGCACATTTACAAGACGCATGCCGCCAACTTGATTTGGAAACATAGCTCTCATAACCCTGATATTCAACGCCGCTGGCGCGAATTGATCTAAAGATGATGGTCGTGTAGTATGTAATAAATGCCGCGTATTGGCATATCATTCCGTCCAAACGCGGATATCTTTTATAGTGGGTTTAACCAAACCGCCTTTCTCTTTTCCGAGCTCTTCACGACTCTTGGTTATGATGTTGTCATGATTGATGTTTCGAATTCCGATGGAAAGTGCACCATTCCTAAGACGCTTCCAACCGAAAATCTCTATCAAGTCCGCGGGTTAGATTTGTTGCTGGACATGGATGGCTTAATCTCTGCAGATGATCGCGTCAAAGTCTCTAAGGCTACCATTGTATTTCTACGTACCTTTGTACAATTTACCGAGATGGACTCCAGTGTCTACATCGAAACTCCCTATGTTCGCCGATCGTTTGATCATGTTCGCGAAATCTGGTGCTGGGACATATTGAATCCCGAGAATACCCTTCCTTCTATCCAGACACTCTTTCCATGCCCTCTTCGAACGGTACCGTTTATTTGGTCTTCCACAGTTGCACAACATTTCCTAGGAGAACATGCAACAACGTTTCGCAAGGGTTGCCAGTGGACCGTCCATGTCGCCGAGAAAAACGTGGAAAATACCAGCTCTTCCATTCTCCCTCTCGTTGCAATCCGAGAACTATGTTTGTCTCGTGTTCTGGATGCACACTATAAGATTCACAATATGGAAGCGATCAAGGACAATAAGTTCTTGAAAGAGAATGTGCTCGATAACATTCAGAGTGAACAACTCCCGTTGGAAATGGTTCCCAAACAACCATTTTATGAATGGCTTGGTGGAGAGAACGTGATTTTGTTCTCCCATTCTCGGTTTGTTCCGTTGCGAATCGGATTGCTTAACGCATTGTGGATGGGGTTTCCGCTCGTTCATAATAGTCTCGCCCTGAAGGGTCTTCATCCTGTGTTGGGCGAATTGTATTACCAAGGCAACGATATTCGCCAGATTTCTGCGGCGTTTTCCTATTTGAATTCCAAGCCTGGTGCCGTGTATGCGGCATCTGCTGAAATCCGCTATACGATGACGGAAACCTTTGGCATTCAGGCCAAACAGGCTGCTTGGAATGAACGTATGACTGCCGTGTTCTCGTTTGTTCCGACCACAGTTGCACCGATTACTTGTACGCCCATTACATGTACGCCCATTACTTGTACACCCATTACCGTCGATCCAGTAGAGAAGCCAATTGTGTCTGCCCCTGTCGTGTCTGCCCCTGTCGTGTCTAGCCCATCCAGATTGGAAAAACCAGTACATTCAAATGATATTCTAACAGTGGCATTTTCAGATATGTGGCCTGGATTCAACTACGATTCCAACTTTATCATGGACGCTCTTCGACATGAACTTGGTTCTCGTACGATTCGTGGCATGCCCTATGATTCAGCTGTTGTTCCACATGTGGTCATCTTTGGACCCTACAGTGAATCATGGAAGTCCATTCCATCATCGATCCCCAAAGTCTATTTCAGTGCTGAGAACTGGGCACTTCCCAACGATCCTTCCATTAAACTGTATCTTACCTCCTCGCGTACCGAAAACAGTTCCTTTCTGCGTATTCCCACCTGGATGACATTCATCGATTGGTTTTCAGGTAATACACAGCTTCCTGCCGATTCCTCAGACAATCCCATTCGTCTCCCCTTGCATTTTGCCACCACTCCTCATCCTATCGGATTCAAGGATCGTAAGGCATTTTGCGGATTCGTCGTGTCCAACCCCATCTGTACTTTTCGAAACCAAGTATTTGATGTCGTGAACCAGTACAAGCGTGTTGATAGTGGTGGTGCACTTTATAATAACATCGGTGGTCAACTATCTTTGAAGTATCCTGGCGGAGGCTGTGGCGACATTTCCAAGCATCATTTCTTTGCCGAGCACCAGTTTACCATCAGTTTCGAGAATTCACAGGCTCCTGGCTACATAACCGAGAAGGTTCTACATTCCAAGATGGCTGGATGTGTTCCCTTGTATTGGGGTGATTCCACGACCGACGGTGATTTTACCCCAAATTCATTCATTAATCTGTCGAATACGAGCGATCCACAGACGGTTCTCGCTATTATCAAGAAGCTGGAATCAAACCCTGATATGTGTGCACGTATCGCGGCCACGCCCATTCTGGACGAAACACGTGTTGCCAAAGCGAAAGCCATTATGTCCAATATGAGTGGTGAACTGCTTCGAATCATGGGATTACACTCGATCAAAGGAATTGAGAAGACCTACGTTATCAATCTTGATACACGTCCCGATCGTTGGGCCAAACTAATGGCTGCAGAACCCTACTTGGAACCTCTGGTCGAGCGTGTTCCTGGCGTCAACGGAAAAACCCTTGAAATGAATCCATTTGTCTTTCACTTATTCAATCAAAACGAGTTTCAGTGGAAGAAATCGATCATTGGGTGCAATCTGAGTCATATCTCGGTATGGAATCGTATCGCCACGGCAGAAAAAGAGGGATATTACTTGGTCCTCGAAGACGACGTCCGCTTTCAAAAAGATTGGATGAGTTCGTGGAAGGAATCTCTGAAGGTTATTCCAGCTGACGCCGATCTCTTATATCTTGGCGGTGTTCTTCCTCCCAACAAAGCTGCTCTTCCTTTGGCTTCGAAACGCTACAACGAACACTGGTCTTTCATTCAACCCAATACATTCTTCAGTCCTGTTCCAATTCCCGTGTTCCATTTCTGTGCATACAGCTACATTCTGACGCGGGCGGGTGCACAGAAGATCATCGCCTATTTGAACGATTCTGAGAAGAAATCATTTACTGTCAGTGATCATCTTCTTGGACATCCGTCCGTTGGCTTGACGAAATACTTTGCGGATCCACTGTTGTCTTACTGCTTTCAAGAGGACGATCCCGTCTACGTTTCCTCGCAGTTCAATGACTTGCACCGAGAAGATAAGTTTGATAGCGATATCTGGAACAATAAGGAATGCTTTACCGAAGAGGAATTGGCTCCGTTTCGAAATCCGATCACTGCACCAACATCCGTTCTTGCATCCATACCTGAAGAGGTCGATGAATCTGCGGTAGCTGCAGCGGAAGCACCTGTGGTAGAACCAGTATCAACTGAAACCTCTGAGAAAACCCTCCGTGTCTATCATGCCTCACCTGAACCCTATCAACCTTACGAGATGATATGGCTACAAGATATGCTTCAGCGTAAGATTGAGTTGATTTCCCTAGAAAATGCAACGATCGGGCATAATACATGGTTTATTGTTCAGCGTCCCCATATTGAAAAACTCATATCTATTTTTCAACAAATGGAAGAACATCGGATCCCGTTCCACATCATCCATATTAGTGATGAGTTCTGCAGTGATGATCTTTCCTTTTATTCTATGTCAATGTGCAAATCCGTTCTTCGTAATTATATTCGTCCCGATTTTAACGGATTACCCCATGTCCATACCATCCCTCTCGGATACCATCACAAACCAACATCGGTCAAATCATTTGATGAAAGAGAGCTCGTCTGGAGTTTTCACGGAACCGACTGGTTTGAACGCTCCAAACAACTGGAAGGGTTTATTGACTTTGTTCCCTACAGTTGCAACCTCCAACCACATTGGAATCATCCCACCGCAACCAGAGAGAAAACGTACCTATCACTCCTAGGAAGTAGCAAGTTCTGTCCAATCCTTAAAGGTCAACACGCTGAAACCTTTCGTCTTTATGAAGCATTGGAGTCGGGAACACTTCCTCTTACCACCATAACGGATCCTGTCTATCTAGAGTGGGTCGATTCACACATGGGTCTGTCTTCGGTGTATGATTGGACAAATCCTGTCGCGGTTCTATCGGGTCCACCTTTGTCTGAACAGGTTCGCTTGGAAGTTCAGAAACGATGGTTTAATTGGAAGAAGAACGTTCAAGATATTTGTTCGAGTATGTTGTCTTAAGTTTTTCTTGTTTTATTATTTTTGGTAGGATCTTCCTATGAAAAATAATACATGTCTTACACTTCGTAAAACCTTACAAATCGCCACGCTTCTTGCGCTTCGAGCACTCACGCATGGCATCACCCAGGCGGGTCGCTGGGTTCTTCTTCTTCAGCTCACGGTACACCTCCATGACCTTCTTGTTCCAGTCGGAAGCACCCTTCGAGACCTTGCGGGTCTTCTTGCCTCCCTGCTGCTTACGAGACTTGTTTACACGCTTCTGCTTACGAGACTTTCCTCCCTGTTGTTTAGCACACGATGACATTTCTACATTAGCCATCTATTTTATTTTTACGCAACTTACCTAAAGATTCTGCTCGAAAAAACCTCAGAATCCATGTCGGACCTTGCTCAATTTGTTTCCGAACTTAACTCTATTATTCAACCTGCCGATGAGTCCTCCAAGAAGCTCAAACTCATGATCGTTAGCACTCACACGAACCAAGTGAACGGATACAGCAAGGTCGTATTAAATCTACTTCAACAACTTGCTACCCATTCCTGGTTGCAACTCGTTCACTTCGGAACCCAAAAAATGGTGAACGCGGATCTGAATCGTACCGTACCGTCTTCCGTCAAACAGATCGATGGAACCGCCTTGGAGAAGGAGAAACAGACCGGCTTTGCCTTTTCAGAACTACCTGCCGTAATTAACGCCGAGAAACCCGATATTGTTATGATCTACAATGACTTGGCGGTTATCGGAACCTACATCGAAAGCATTCGTAAAGCCATTGAAAATCGTCCCTTTAAGATCTGGGCCTACGTGGATCTTACCTATCTTGCCCCACCCCAGTCCATGATCGATATCCTGAATCGTGATGTCGAACGCGTATTTTGCTTTACCAAGGGCTGGAAAGATGTCATCAAGGCGAGCGGCATTACCCGCCCCGTCGATGTTCTCAATCACGGCATTGACTCTCTCATGTTCCGCCCCATCACCAAAGAAGTGGCTCGCCAACAACTGGGTCTTCCAAAGGATGTCTTTCTGTTTACTTCGATCAACAAGAATATCCCTCGTAAACGTCTCGATCTCCTGATTATTTCGTTTAGCAAGCTGATTGTACGTTTCCCAACCAAGAGCATTTTCATGCTGATTGTGGCAGACAAGGGTGATCAGGGCGGCTTCCCTCTCTTCGAGATCTTTGCACGTGAAATCAAGGTGAACGGTGGCTCCGTTGATATGTTCGGCAATCGTCTCTTGATCACATCCAAGGATACCTGCTATCGCGACGAGGACATCAATATGCTGTATAACTGCGGCGATGCGGGCGTTTCCTGTGCCGAGGGCGAAGGGTTTGGTCTCTGCACGTTTGAGCAGATGTCGCTCGGTGTTCCCCAGATTGTTCCCGATATCAACGGCTACAACGAGTATTGCAATTCCGATAACAGTCTGATGGTCAAGCCTGCTACACGATGCTACATTCCTCAGGCACATAACTCGGTGACGGGCGAGGCACACTTGGTTAGTCCAGATGACTTTTCCAAGGCAATGGAACGCTACGTCTTTGACGAGGATCTACGCCGTCTTCACGGTCGTCTAGGAAAGGAGAAGGTAGCAGGATATACATGGTCCAAGGCGGCAACAACACTCGTCAAGCGTCTGCGTGCCGCACAGGAAGAGGACGAGTAAAATTGATCATTTGGACTTGCAGAAATGAAAAAAACGATGAAAATCGAAGTACACGAACGCGTTCTTCATATTATATATCCGTCTCCCTCCGACATTCCAGCCGATCTATTGGAAATATCCGATGCCTATGAGGGTGCAACCTATCCACGCGTCGGATTCAATTTCCCCTTTTCCTTTATGTGCACCCATACTCCTCGTCATTCGCTTACATCGTATGACGTAGATTATGTTATTGGATATCCTGAGCATGATATCTTGACTAAACGCCACGAACTTCAACATGCCAAATATCATATGGATTCCACCTATCGAGCCAGCATTCAAACCTTATGGGATTCGTTTCCATCCAGCTTTCAGCAAAAGGTTATTCAACAGCTCTTACATATGAAGTATCCCAATCGAATGGAGATTTTACTGGATGAATTTCAGGCCTATTACACCACTGAAAAACCAAATTTCTTTGGAAAGGTACGACGGTAAATTCCGGGATGAATAAGTTCTTCTCGCATCATAGGAATCCACATGGTTCAGATCAAACATGCATTGATGGTTCTTGGGATAATCATCGTGGTCATTGTCATCTATTACCTTTCTAAACTGGCAGCGGCCTATGAAACATTTGACAATCCCGATTTTAAATCGGAGCCCGAATACAAAGCCCAGATCGCCCTTCTTTCTAAAAAATTCAGCTCGACCGCAGACGCTAAACGACCCGTATCGGATCTTCTTTCCACCATCGATATGCCACCTGTCCAACAGAACTTCGTCAACTTCTACGCCCTTGCATGCCGTTATCCAGGATATATCGGTCCCATGAACGAAGGATACGTTGATCCCGACATTGGTATTCAGAACGCCGTTCAAGCCGGTTGCCGTGTTTTTGTACTTGACATTGACTATTTAGACGATTGTACGGAAGCCGCTACGAAATATTTTCCACGTCTTGTCGTCCGTGATTCACAAGGTAAGATTGTCATGAAATACAGTGGCAATCTTCCCTTTTGCAATACCGAGTCCTCCTCCAATCTGGCCATCATCTGCGAAAAGATTAACTTTTACGCCTTTGCGTCCTCTTGCCAACAAGCATCGGATCCCGTCGTCATCGTTCTCTATTTTGTTCGTCAACCACCTGGTTCCTACAAATCACAGACGGTTCTCGATTATTATTCCCATGTCGCGAAAGCCATGAAGCCCTTCAAAGATCGTATCCTTACCAATGAACTCAACGGTGGAACATTTTACCGTCAGAAACAGGAGAATCGACTTCTCATTAATAAGATAACCGATTACAACGGAAAGGTTCTTATTTTTAGCAACGCCAATACATCGGGATTCCGTGAAAATCAAACGTATAGCCCCATGGAAGATTTGGACTATCTCGTCAATCTTCGCCTTTCCTATACCCAGACCCAACTCGGCGTAACCAGCAACGATTCGGGCTCCAGTTTCGGTATTCTCCAGACGGTAGAAGACTATACGGTTGTTCCTCCTGATCGTGCAGATGAAGTCGTAGAACATACGAAGTTGAAATGGACCATCTGCTTGTCGAAAGATCCATTGGCACCCGTTTCCAGTAAGGTCTACCAGGAGATAACCAAAACATTTGGTGTGAATTGTGTTCCGGCCATCCTCTTTGATCCTATGTCGAACGATTTCCTATTTTCAGATTCCCTATTCAAAACGTACGGATTCCAACCCAAACCCGAACCCCTTCGCTACATCAAACCACCCGTTGTCACGCCCGCTCAACCGAACCCCTCCACGGACGCCAAACAGGGTATGCTTCGTTCTCCAGTTTCAAGTGCTTAAATATAAAATTGAAATCATTTTTTAAGAATAGGGAAGTTGCAACAATGAATACTGTTAAGGATCACGCAACCAATGTTCTCTCCTATCATTCCACTAGCCCAGAATTCGTTCTTTCGCTGCTTCGCAATGGTATCCTGCCAAATATTGTATTGAAAGACGAACATAACGAAGAATGGACCTTTGTCTATCGCCATCGATGCCGCTTCTATCTCATGGCCAAAACCAAAGACATGAAACGATTTGAGGAGGTCTACACCGCCACCTTCTATTGAATCTTCTCTATAACATATTCCATCATTCCCTCCAATGTAAACCAGTGCTTGACTTTCTGCAGTTCTGTCTTCATTGTCTGATATCGCTCCTCCGAAATACCAGAAAGAATATCATATGTTTTTGATATATCGGAAATCGATACCGAAAATAATGTATAATCCAGATGCTCCTTATAAGGAAGCCATTCCACATCATCCCAGAAGTATACAGGAATCGTATCCATCAAGATCGCCTCAAAGAAACGAAACGAACTCCTGCCATATCCTCTCGGTGCCAAACAAAACTTGGATCGCAACGTCAGATCCAGGAATTCATCCGCTTGCTCCATGGGAACCTTCACATTCCAGGCCTTCTGCATTCGACAGACGATATATGGCTTCGATTCAACGGCGGATGCCATTCTTTGCCTTACAGGATGTGTCAAGGAGCCTACAAACGAAGCAAACAGCTCTGGCTCCTTCCGCTCCAGCTGTGAGAGGCGATTCGTCTTGTCTTCATAGATCAAAGGCAGAGGAATCGTTCCTGTACACGCTCCAAAAATGATAGTGTTCTTTGGAAGTTGAAGTTGCGGCCCATCATCGTGCTGTACAATGGTAAAAAACCGCGTATTCTTCGGAAAAGTTTGTAGGACCTGATTCAATACAATATCATACTTGGCCCTTGACTGTGCAAACCCAGGATGATTTTGGAGATTCGTCCAGAAAATCGGGAGATAGACGAGATCCGTCTTAATTTCATCCTGCTTGGCTACCAGTGTTTCATACGCATATTCTTCCATGTATCTGCCATTTTTAAAGGGCGGATACACATGCGATGTTCCAGGGCGAAACATTTTTCCCAATTCTACAATCCTCATTACTGGGAATCGTGCCGATTACCTTTATGCCGAATAAACGGTGTCCCTAGTAAGAGGAGCCATGGAATCCGAGATCGAACACCTTTCCTCCGAACATCTCGAATCCGATCGATTGAAACAACAAATCGAAATTATCAAACGAGCGTCCGATCTGGCTCAATCAAAAATCGACTTTGATTCCGCACACAACGAACAAGTGCTGAAATCCATCGAAGTCATCGAAACGTTCCTTCGAAAGAAACATCGTATTTGCTACGGAGGTCAGGCCATCAACGCTTACCTTCCTGCCAAGTATAAATTCTACGATCCCGAATATTCCATTCCCGATTACGATTTCTTCACACCCTCCCAAATGTCCGATCTCCAACAAATCGCCAGCGAATTGACCAAAGCAGGATTCACCGAAATCGCGGCACGCGAAGGCATGCACGAAGGAACCATCAAGATCTACGTCGACTACATCCCCGTTGCCGATTTAACCGCTATGGACGGCAGTCTCTTTCGCAGCCTCTCGAAAAAAGCACATGTTATCGACGGAATCTCCTACATTGATCCCGATTCCCTTCGTATGCTCATGTACTTAGAACTCAGTCGCCCTCGCGGCGAAGTATCACGCTGGTCCAAAGTCTACGAACGCATGATGCTATTCAACGAGTTTGTCCCAATACAGCCATGCAAGAAACGCCCCTACAAACTTCAGAAGAATGTCTTCTCCGATGCACAACTGGAATACACCCTTCGCTACCTGATCCAAAATCAACGTATGTTTGCAGGCGGTGATCTTCTTCCCTTCTATCAACACGCCATTCAGCGACGAACCAAAGACGCACAATGGATTCTTTCATCAAGGAAACCTATCATCTTCCTTTCCCCCGATCCCAAACTCGATGCCAATCAACTGCTCGACGAATACCATTTTCTCGAGAAGCAAAAAACCCTTCACATCAAAACATTCTACAATCAAGGACTCGATGTTATGCCTTCCATCTACGTCATTCACCGCGGAACCCAACCACTTGTCTTTATCATCGAACAAACTTCCTGTCATTCCTATATCAATCTTCCCCTTCGCGATGGAACACTGAAAGGCAGCAATCTCATGATTGCATCCATGGATACACTCATAACACTGTATTTTAGTCTCGGGTTTGTGTCGAC